GCCATGAAAGGGTTGATGCGGAACTTAAGGCTTTAGAAGAATTATTAGCTCGCCAATTTGAAGAATTAGAAAGCCTAGCAGGTCTTGGTAGGGGCCATATTAGAAAGCTGAAGCCGATTATACAGCAAGTACGTGGTGTGTCTCCAGGCGGAGAAATCAGACAGTTCTTAGATGAAACGGTAAATGAGGCATCTAAATCTCTTGATCTTGACTTTGGAAAGAAAAACCGTGATGTGTATCTGGATGAGTTCAACCGTCAAATTATTGCTGAACTTTCCTTATTCAATAAAGAATATGAAAAGAACCTTGAAATGCTTGCAAGTGAGATTCTTCCGAGAGCTACAGAAAGCTCTGATTTAGCTATTAAGGCAATCGCCGAAGCTAATCGTAGACTTCAAAGGAATAGAGAACGAGCGCAAGACATCGTAACGCAATCTCAAAGTAAAAGATTCCTTAGAGACCAATTTGAGTTTTTAGGCAATGCATCTGAAGCATTTAGCTCTAGTGATATTTCAGCTATCTTTGATACAAATAATGGCCTTCCTGTTTTATTTAAAGAAGGTTTGACTTATTTAATAAGTTTAAGGGCTGAATTAGGCAGAGTTGCTGCAGATGGGAGTCGAGAGTCTAAAGAAGCATTTCAAGCAATCAAGGCAGAGATTCAAGGGCTTGAACGCCAATTACTGACCTTTGTAGATACTAATTTTTCTGTAGATAAGATAAAGCAGAGAATACAAAGCGCGGATGCAGGTGACTTAACGATACCTGTGTTTGCAGCTTTAGACACTGGCTCTTTGAAAGATATCGAAAGTTCTTCGAGAGCGTTCGAGATTATAGAGAAAGAATTAAAAGTTTTATTCTCTGATGTTAATGCTGATGATATAGAACACCAGACTGCACTCCTACTTAAGTATAATAAAGCAGTTAATACACTCAAAGCTAATGTTGCAGCTGCAAGATTTAACTCTATTGATTTTAGTGATAGCTTACAAAATATCGCTAATCAATTAGAAGACAATTTAAGTATTGATATTTCTTCTGAAATCAGAGGCAATACTGAGGCATTGTCTAAATATATAGCCGCTACTGAAAGTTTAGAGCACATTAACGCTAGATTGAATGATAGGCTAGCAGATTACTCGAACGAGCAAATAAGAGGCATGCATGAAAGACGTGCTGCCTTAGAAGCTTATCGAAATAGTATTCAGGTGTTGTCTACAAGCGATGTTCTTAAAGAAGTAGGTTTAACACCAGGCGTACAGTCCTCTAAATTCGTAAGAAGTGAAGTCTTCTCGCAAGTTAAAGATCTTATAATTGCTAAGAAAGAACTGGAATCTGCTTTAAATAATGCTTCTAGAGAACAAGCTGCAAGTATTCAAGAGATGTTAGGCGATATTGATTTGACAATGGAGCATATCGTTGAATCCAGTAAAACTTTTAAAGAAAGTTTAGACAGTATTTCTTCCGATCTTGAACTCAATGCTTCAGCACGCGAACTCGCTAAATTCTCTGAAAATACTGTTATTATGTTTGAAAAGGCGAGAACGAAGTTACGTGAGCTATATAGAGAAGGGTCAAGAGAATCTTTAGCCACAGCTGATGATTTGCTTAAGGGTGTTAGTAGGGTAGCTGCTTTTGACGAAATGAGTCTTAGGCTGTCCAACAGTATTGAAGAAGGTTTCAACAAAGGCTATGAAAGAGTTTCAAATGCTTTTTCCCGAGAATCTTTCCTTAGCATGGACAAAGATACTCGCGAAAGCATAAACAGAATAGGCCGTATTGATGAAGAATTTGATAGCTTCTTAAATATAGCAAGGCCTGAAGATATAGAAAAGTTAAAACGCGAAGTTTCCTTTGATAATTTATTTGGAACTGGTTTTGATTCTTTCGAGGCTTTCATTAGCAGAATCTCTGAAAGTGACGACCCTGAGCTTAAGGCGATATTGGCTCAAGTAAAAGAGTCTTCTGAAGCCCCTGTAGAGCGTACAAATAGTCTTCTTGAAAATATAAAAGAAGTGCTTGACTCTATTTCTGAAGGGTTGTTAGGGGAATCTGGTGCTATAAGTACAAGAGGGGCCACGATTGGCCCTAATGCAAGCGAATTCTTTAACTTTATGAATTCAGCAGGTGCTTTGGTCCAAGAGTTTCTCAGTGAAAATAGAGAAGTTAATCTCGCTTTAATTCAAAAAGTGACCACTGCTATTACCGAAGGCTTGACTAGAATATCAAGTGAAGCTCAAAAGGCAGCAGCAGATCTTATAGGAAAAGAGTTAGGCCCAGAAGATACCCCGTCTAGTCTTATATCAAGCGAACTTATAACACCGCTTGAAGCCATGTTTAAGAAGATAACGCTCAAGGTAAGATTAACAGAACCGCTAACAGGAAAAGCTTCAGGCGGTCATATAAGTGGTCCTGGCGGTCCTAGAGAAGATAAGATCCCTGCTATGCTCTCTAATGGCGAATATGTTGTTAATGCAGCTGCTACTTCTCGAAATAGAGCCTTATTAGAGCAAATCAATAGCGGCTCTGTGCCTAAGTTTGCAGATGGAGGTATTGTAGACATCCCTTCGGGTAATCAGAGCACTGCTATCAATCTCGCTAAATTACGCTCAGAGTTTATGCAGAAGTACTCTAAGCTTGCAGATATTACTGATGTTGAGGTGTTCACCAAAGATTGGGATAATTATATCGGGCGTATTGTTGAGTCAGTTAATAGACAAACTACAGCTCAGATTCCTGATCTTGCGAGTGTTAGCGTTGATATTCCCTTTCAGAGGGCAAGGACACCTTTTGGAATAGACTCGGCATTTGTACCGAGTGAGCCTATAGGTGTGTCTATAGGTGGTGAAGGAGCTCATACTGCAGTTGTTCCTGAATTTAAGGGCCTAAACACTATTAGGCAAAGAGCTACTATATATGCTCACGAAATAGGTCACGCATTATCTTTCTTTGAAGGGCATGATGCTGATTATCAGAAATGGGCTAAGAGATTACCAAAAAATGCATTATTAGAAGAACTAGATGCTAATCGCTACAGAGACTTGATAACACCTGACTTTTTACTCGACAGAGAGTTAGGGGAAACCGCTATTAGTAGTTATAAAGTTCAACAAAATTTGAACACTAAAGCAGATATTACAGGTGTTGGTTTCAAAGATAGGCTTAAAGCGAGTAAAGAGATCAGTAAAATAGCGGATAGGCTACACTATGCAATGGAAGGCCGTACTACAATGCTTTCTAAGATTGCTGATGATTACGGCCTATATGATATCGAATGGAAGAAACCTAAAACATACCTCAGAGCTGCAGGCTCATTAGGAAGTGCAATGGTCTCCGGCATGTTTGCAGATAGAGTCGTGAATGATTATTTAGACTCTCCTTTCCGACGTTTAGGCGAGTACACTGCAGATAGTCTTGAAGGCAAGCTCCCTATACCGGCGAGATCTGCGATATATGCAACAGGCGCTGCTATTGACGGTGCGATTGTTGAAGCTATAGCTACTGTTTCTGGCGGTAAAGTCGGCAAGGCAATGAAAGGTATTAGATCGTTATTTAATAAAGCTAATTGGGCTAAACATATTGATAGTCTGCCTAAATTTGCTAGTGGCGGATACATAAGCGGTCCTGGTGGGCCGCGTGAAGATTTAGTCCCTGCCATGTTATCTAACGGTGAGTTTGTTGTTAATGCTGCAGCTAGTCAAAAATTTAGACCCGTATTGGAAGCTATAAATACAGGTTCTTATGGCCAGTTCAGGGAAGGTACTACATCAGGCAACCCTGCTACAAAATATAGAGAATTTGCTCGCGTGCCTGGTCTTTCGGCGTCTGAGAAGCTACTTCAAAATATGGCTGCTTTGAATATAGAGTTTGAAGATTTAAATACAAAACTTCCCCAAGTTACAAGAGAAATGTTAAGCTTAGCAGACGATGTTACTATCTCTAGTTTACAATCATTACGTGTTGAGCTTGAGTTCTATAAGAGGCAATTACAAGGCAATACTCTTGAGCGTAAGAAAGCTTCTATTAGTATTGAACTCGCAAGAAGACGCTTAGAAGGCTTAACTAATGGTATTCGATTGTTTGCTGAACAGGTTGTAAGAGCTGGCGAAGAGTTTGCTACTTCAATTGCCAGAGGATTCAATAGCAGTCTCAAAGGCTTTTTCAAAGGTGATTTAGGCTTTAAAGAATTAGGTCTTAGTCTAGTAGACAACTTTACTGATTCTGTTATAGATACTTCTGTTGACGGCATGACAACTCGTATGTTCGCTTCAGGTGAAGAACCAGATAATACTCTCCAAAAATTAGGTAGAATGTTATTTGGAAGTCCTGAAAATGAAACAGGACAGCAAGATATTGGTACGCATCTGGGACTTAGTACTCTTACTGATACCAATAAAAGAGGCTTCAGCCAAGTAGTGCAAGCTATCTCTGCAAGTAGCTCTGGGATGGTAAGTGGAAACACTGCGGCTAATGCCTTTCCTGGGTTGCCGTTTACCGGCACTCCGTTGGCCAGTCCAGTTCCGGAAGGTACCCAGACGCCACTCGACGGGCTGATTTCGAATGTACTTGGAGCCACCCCTCAGGCCAACCCTGCGGCTGCTAGTACTCTTACTGATACCAATAGAAGAGGCTTCAGCCAAATAGTGCAAGCTATCTCTGCAAGTAGCTTTGGGATGGTAAGTGGAAACACTATGGCTAATGCCTTTCCTGGGTTGCCGTTTATCGGCACTCCGTTGGCCAGTCCAGTTCCGGAAGGTACCTCAGCGGGCCAGACGCCACTCGACGGGCTGATTTCGAGTGTACTTGGACCCACCCCTCAGGCCAACCCTGCGGCTGCAGGAGGAGACGCTGTAAGTGTAATCAGCAGCGGAATGGATGAGATGTTGGGGGCGACATTAGCCCAAACAAATATTTTCTCCAGTATAGGAAGCATTTTTAAAGAAGGCTTTAGCGGTCTCACTAGTATGTTCTCCGGCCTCTTTGGCGGGGGCGAATCCGGTGGTGGCTCTGATATGTGGGCCAGTCTCATAGGCACAGGCATAGGCATGCTATTCGGTGCTGACGGGGGCAGCATAAAAGGCCCCGGTACTGGAAGATCTGACTCTATACCTGCTATGTTGTCAAACGGTGAATATGTTGTAAACGCCAAAGCTGCTGCTATGTTTAGACCTTTCTTAGATAATATTAATTTCAAACAGGATATACCTCATTTTGCAGATGGAGGCTCTATAGGTAAGGTAAATAGAGGACGTTCTGATTCTATCTCGTCTTCAAACAAAGGTGGTTCACAGCAGGTTATTAATCTGCAAATTACAGGTGATATCTCTGCACAGACTAAGAAAGAGATCTATAGGATGCTGCCTGATATAGCTTCAGGGGTGAATCGGCATAACAGAGAAATCGGTATCTAACCAAATGGAGGGGTTCTTGGTTGAGCCCCTCCTTCTTTAAAAGGAATTGATATGTTCGGAATTTTAAATATAGATACTGCGAATGATAACGATGGCAGCGACGGGATCGTCATAGCTCAATTTGCAGCTAGTGTTTCCATCAATTCTGCAAGAGTAATTGCAGTATCTGACTCATTAAGCCTTAGAAGGCTTTCATCAACTAACCTTGCACAAAGGTGGGAAATTAAAGCACAAATTTATGATCCAAACTTCTTTATAGACTATTTTGTACATAATGTTATCAACGACGTAAATACATCTATTTTTATTAGGCCGCCTCTCCCGGTGAAAAAGTTTGAACTTACCGAAAATGACCCTAGAGGTTACTCTAATATAGTAACTGAAACTGATAAGTACAATTTTTCAAGGGGTATCGCTGAAATTGTAAGTACAGAGACTGCAGGTTCTGATCATGTCGCACTGCGATTGAACCAAGGTGATGCTAAGGTTTTCAAGGGTGACTTTGTAAGGTTTCAAAACCATTCTAAACTTTATATGGTGACATCTGTCAGCATCATTAACGCTTCGATGGATGATATCCAAATAGGGTTGTTTCCTCGATTAACGAAAGATCTTGTATTTCTTGGCAACGCAAATCTCGGGCTAAATGCTACAATGACTTGCTTTTACGATAACACTCAATTGTCGGGCCTTACATATCAAGATGGCATACTTGTTGAATCTCCTACAATTACATTCGTGGAGGCATTATGAGAAATATACCTTCAGTATTATTTGAAGCAATGCAAAGAGATCATGCAATATCTTTTTTAGTAGTAAAAATAGGACCCACTGTAAATGGGGCTTTTATTGCCTATACTACACTGCCTTATCAATTCCCTTATGGCGGAACAACTTACTTGCCCGACAATGGCCTCTTAGCGATTGATCCCCCTAATCTATCTGAGGTGATGGACAGGGATTCCTACAAATTAACTATCAGCGATCCTGATTTTACTCTCAGAGCCACTATCGAGAGTAATGAGTTTACAGGAGCTACTGTATATGTTGGCGCTGGCTTGATCAATACGCTTGATATTGTAAATGGCGGCACTGAGCCAGGCGAGGCATATGATTGGCTGATGACTGTATACGCGGGTTACTTAGACAATGTAGAATATGCAATTACACCGAATGAAGAAATTTCTTTAAATTTAGAAGGCTCTTCACCTATGGGCTCTTTCGACTTGACAAGGTCTTTAATGACATCTAGAAATTATCTAGATAAAAAATATCCTAATTTGCCTTATGGAAGAGATACTTCGTATGATCAAATATTAATCGGTTCAGAGAAGGTCAATATTCTTTGGGGCCGGAAGGAGAAGAAATAATGGCTTTCGGAGTTACATCCTTTGTTATAACCGTCATTTCTACGGCTTACTCTACATATACATCCATTAAAGCACAAAAGAAAGCAAAACGAGAAGCTGAGGCAAGAAAAGGCTTCGAGATACCTGTAGAAGCAGAAATAGGCGCAGTGCCTCTTGTCTATGGACGTGCTAAAATAGCAGGATTTAGAGTATTCCATGAAGTAGACAGTCACTACCAGTATAGGGCTACTGGTGATTTAGAATTCTTAACATCAGGTGATTCTAGAGTTGTCTCCCGGTATCAAAACACTGTAATCGCTACTGGAAACATGTCTATAACACTATATAATGATGGTGGTGTTTATTCAGCTGAAGCGCCTGTCGGCGGTGTCTGGACAGATGAGACAGCAGAAACAGTATCAGTATCTCTCGGTGCAGGCGGCAAGGTTATAAGCCGAGGAAACCCAGGCAGCGCTAGCCAAGCTAGTATGTCAGCAAACTATGCTATGCAATTAACGCCTTCAGTTTTTCTTATTGACAGGTTGCTTCCAGAGGCTAGAGTTGAATTGACTCATATGCCTTGGAACTTTGTCGCTGGGCATGAGTATGAAGGGCCTAATGGCGAACCATTACCTGAAGTGGTAGCTACCGCTCATAATTACAAAATTATTAGCTATAACGAGACTACTGGCGAGTTGAGGCTAGCTGCACTGTTTAACACAAACAGTTTATACTTTGACTCTACTCGGTTTACAATAGGCACGCTTGCTAATACGGGATCGCCAGCTTTAGACGAGACAGAAACTCAACGTAAACGGAAAAGAGAGTTCTTATACATCCAGCAAGTCTTTTGCATGAAAGGCATTCAAAATGTCTATCATGTTGAAATCAACAATAAAGACTGGCGCGACGCTGAGTTTGGAGAAAGCGGTAGAATACATATTTACCGTGACGGTGAAGTTGCCGACCCTATGATGGCGGCGCAACCTGCTTTCACAGACAGGGCTAATGCTCGATTTCCTGAAACTGCTTATGGCTCTATGGTTTTTAAGGTTGACCGAGATGAGCCGCAGTATAGCGGTGTCCCTCAAGTTATAATTCAATGTGAAGGGGCCAAGGTAAAGACTATAAGCGAAAACGATGTACTAAGCCCTTTTAAATCTTATAGCAATAACCCTGCAGAAGTTCTTCTCGATTACCTGCTTGATGAGTCTTATGGTAAAGGTTTGAGTACTAATGAGATAGATTTGCCTTCTTTCGGTCGCGTTAAGCGTATCTGTGCAGAGCTAGTCGAGGTTAATGGCAGCACAAATATAGTTCACACTGGAGATTTTTGGGATCAAAAGCTTCAAACAGATGGACTGCCAAGTAAAACACTGGGTCGATTTGAGTTTAACGGCGTATTAGACACTAGCGCTACTGTGCGTGGCAACATACAAAGAATTCTTTCTTCTATGAGTAAGAAAGCTACATTGCTTTGGAGTCAAGGCAAATACAAGCTTAAGATGCATTACCCTAAAGTTTATGAGGAGGGTATTTCATACGAAGTAGGGGATATTGTACAGGCACTCGGTACTGTGGAAGGCGGAACAATAGCACTGGATAATGACATTTGGCGCTGTAAGGTAGCTACCAATGGCACACAACACCCGGTAGCTCCTTCAAATTATTGGACCAATGGTCAAGAGCAAATAGCTCTAGATAATTATGAAGAAGACCTTTCTGTTGCATATATAGATGACAGTAATATTGAATTAAAAGGTAAAATATCACAAAGCTGGATACCATTGTCAGATCGGTTTAATTTCTGTACAATAAGCTTTCCTAATGAAGAAAAGAATTTCAATACTGACACAGTGAGTTGGCCAGACAAATTCCCGTCAAATCCTGCTGATGTTGTTTATGATACTTATTTAGAAGCCGATAATGGTATTCTTCTAGACTTCAGAGACTGTTGACTCAATATCAGACTATCATCACGCAAAAGCCTATGCTGAAGAAGTTGTGCGTTCTAGCAGACATGAGCGTTTATTGCAGGTTTCTGTATCAAGAAAATTCTTTTATGTAGAGCCTCAAGATTTAATTCATATAGATAGTGAAGTTTTAGGAATTCCTGGCGTAGTCTTTTTAGTTAATTCCGTTAAAGCAAACAGCGAAGGCTCTTTAGATCTTACTTGTCAAATATTTAACGCAGAGGTGCTGGCGTGGAATGCGGATGACGAAGAGGTCATAGACAGTTTAAACCCTTATACACGCTATCCTGTTGGGCAAGTGCCTCAAAATTCTTTGACGTATACGCCCAATGAAACAGCTGAAGGTGTTCTACTGCGTAGCGGTACATTATCATGGTCGCATGCAGAAGGCAGTGAAGTCTCTTATGATGTTAAATACCTCCCCAAGCCTGCAGGAGCAATTGCAATCGGTGAAGAGTGGGCTCATTTGGGCTCTACTCGAGATTTATCGTTCGATATACCGTTGTTAGCAGAGGGCATAGTTACCTTTACTGTAATTGCAAGGGACGGCTCTGGTAATATTGCGCCTGAGTGGGATGTGGCTAGGGGCCAAGGTTGGCCAAAACTTCAAGTACTAATTGGTGCTAGCAGTATTACGCAAACAGAGGCTCTTATTAAAATATGGAAGTTCTCTAGGGTAGATATCAGTGATACTGAGATCGATATATCAGCTGGCGGAAATTCATATGATTTTAATGGTAAGATATTAGACCCGCCTGATGGCTGGTATGCAGATGAGGCCACTGCTTTTGCACAGGCTGAGATTGAGTACGGTAGCGAATTAGTAGGCAATTTATTCTTTGCTGAAAAGTTGCTCACAATTACATACCCAGAGACTCTTGTAGAAGATATCGAATGGAGTGTCGCAAAGTGGGCTAGTCATGCTTACTCTGAGAAACAGCTTACAGTGTACTATAGAAAGCCCGCTGGCACGGTTGCCCCTAATACGCCGGGCTCTGACATAGCATCTGATGAAGGTTCATATTTCTTCGGTGAAAATATATTAACGCCGCCCACGAGCAATAACGGCACTATTCAATGGACCGAAGGTATTGAGGGCGATCAAGGCACGATTTATGTGAGTTACGCTACTGCTACTGTTAAAGGCGTTTATGGGTTAAATACGAACGATCTTGCCTGGACAACTCCTAATGTACTCTCAGATGTAGGCACAGTTACTGCGACGTTGCGCTTATATAAGTGGCGTTCGACATTCCCTCTTGCTAGTGAATTGGCTTCGACTCAGTCTATAATGACTTGGACGCCTTCACGCTCTCATCATACATTATCAGGCGCGAACGGTTGGTCTTTAGAGCTACCAGCTGCACCCTCTAATAGCTCTGTGCGCGCATACGAAGCGACATTGACGATAGAAGCGGAAGTAGGTGTTATCCAAACTATTGTAAACTGGAGCTCACCTGATGTTATCATAAGTGAAGCTTCTAATAGTGTTTCTTCGCAAAATGTTTATGTCTACAAATGGGCTATTTCAGGAAGTCCTGCGCCAACTACCCCTTTGACCACAAGTACATATAACTGGGCAAATGACTCTATTGTTAATGTTCCAGCAGGTTGGTCAGCCGATATACCTGCGGAGCCAGGATCAGGTTACGTATTGTACCGTCTCGGCGGGAGAGTAACGGATACAGCAGAGGCTACTACTACTACTATTTATTGGACTGCTGGGCATATGACTATGTCTATAGTCTCTAGCACAGGCGGTGATGGCGCTAAAACTGTTACAGCGTTTGCTGCGGGTGCTATGGGGCTTACGTTTACAGGCCAAGTAATAGTTTCCGGTGAGACCTTACCGGCAGTTAATGCTTGGGGTAACGGTCTTACGTGGTATTCTAGTACTGAAGCGCCTTCGCCCTTACCTGAAAATACTAGATTATTTATGAGTGTAGGTGTATACGACCCTAGCACTGATGAGACAACTTGGGATACACCTTTTTGGGCTTCATTGACTGTAGGTAGTCTATCCGCTATTACAATTAATACTGGCAGCCTTAGTGTCACTGGCGATATTGAAGTTACTTCCGGTAATATACGCCGTGGTAAAACTTCTTTCGGCGATTTCGCTCAAGGTTTCTGGCTAGGTAGCGCAGGAGATGTACATGTAGGCGATGGCAGCTCGTATTTCAGATATAGCGGCGGGACTGGTGTACAAATAAAGGCTGACTTAGCTTCTGACAATTATGATGGTTTAAATGGCTGGAGAATGACCAGAGCTGGCTCCGCTAATATAAACCAATTGACAGTTAAGGATCCAGCTACAGGCGATACTGTTATAGATCTCGGAAATGTAGCCTCTACAGGTGTCAACGGCGGCTATATTCAAGATTTATCTGTAAGCACTCTTAAAATACAAGACGAAGCTGTTACTGTCCCTAGATTTGCCAAATCACTTCATACAAATGTTACATTAAATGTTGGTTCTATTGAGCCGCTCACTACTGTTTATTTTGAACTATCTGGGTTGCCTGAAGGCGAAGTTATTGATGTCTTAATAATCTCTACGCTTAATATCTATACACAGTCTGCACCTAGCCCTCCTGATACTACAATATTACACTTTATTAATGGCAATATGTATCCTGCCGCTCCTGTCGATCCTGGAGGCGCCGGCGGGTCTATATCTGCTTCGTATGAAATGGTAAGTAGTGAGCCTGGCGGATCTAACAACACATATGGTCAAGTAGGCGATGGTGTTTACATGAACAGTATGTCGTGGGATTCCTATTTAGGCACTTATGGCGGTCTAGGAAGCAATGACATTAATACAAACGCTGACGTCTATACTAACTTTGAAATTACTATTACTCCTTATTGGGCCGGTGGAACTGGCGATGTTATACAAAGTATTAGTGGAGTATTAGAGCTTGACTTACTCAATACGGATCTCATGGGGAACAGAGCGATTGCCGAGGCTATGCTATATGTGAACGGGGGAGGAGGCTCTACGACTGTAGATGTTACTGATTTACATTTTAGTAGTGCAGATGCTTCTGCGCATACAGTCACTTT